GAAAGTTCGTGTTATGCACGCAAACTTACCAAGTTGGTTGAAACAAAGATGTGTTGAGGATAATAAATTATCACTACGATATGTTAATGGTTCACAAATCAAGGCAGTATCATCAGGTCCAGAAGCTGCTCGTTCTGAAGCTCTATCATTATTGATATTAGATGAGGCAGCATTTATTGATAAGATTGATGATATATGGACTGCATCTCAGGCTACCTTAACTACAGGTGGTCAATGTATTGCATTATCCACACCTAATGGTGTAGGTAATTGGTTCCATAAGACTTGGGTAGAAGCAGAAGAGGGTCGTGGTATGTTTAATTTTATTAAACTACATTGGACGGTTCATCCTGACAGAGACGAGACTTGGAGAAAAGAACAAGATGTTCTATTAGGGCCAAGTGGTGCTGCACAAGAATGTGATTGTGACTTCTTAACTTCAGGAACTGGTGTTATTGATGCCATACTATTAGAAAATTTAAGAAAGAAAGAATGTAAAGACCCAATAGAAAAAAGAGGAATTGATAGTAATTGTTGGATTTGGGAACCACCAAACTATACAAAGAATTATGTAGTGTGTGCGGATGTTGGTAGAGGAGATAGTGCAGACTATAGTGCGTTTCATGTCATAGATATTGATAGTGTTGAACAGGTGGCAGAATACAAAGGTAGGATAAATACTAAAGATTTTGGTAATATGTTAGTCAGTATTTCAACAGAATATAACGATGCCTTACTAATTATAGAAAACAATAATATTGGTTGGGCAACCATACAACAAGTGATAGATAGGGATTATCCTAATCTATTTTATACAAGTAAAGATTTACAATATATTGATGTTCAACATCAGTTGACCAACAAATATAGAACAAGTGAAAGAAATATGGTGGCAGGATTTTCAACCACAATGAAAACTCGTCCACTAATTATTTCTAAACTTGAAGAATATTTTAGAGATGAATCAGTAGTGGTTCGTTCTAATAGATTGATAGATGAATTATTAACATTCGTATATGTTAATAATAGAGCCGAGGCAATGGCAGGATACAATGATGATTTGGTAATGTCCTTTGCTATCGGATTATGGGTTCGTGATACTGCATTAAGATTACGAACTGAGGGAATTGAATTAACAAAGAAAACTTTATCTATGATAAACCAAGAGGGTGTGTATACACCTGATGAGAATCGAAATGATTCTTGGGAATGGGAGATAGGTAAAAATAAGAAAAAAGAGTCCTTAGAGTGGCTCTTGTAAGTGAGGTAAAAAATGGCAGATAGAACATTATTTGGTCGATTAAGACGATTATTTTCAACAAATGTGATTGTTAGGAATGTCGGTGGTAGAAAATTAAAAATCGCTGATACAGACCAAATACAACATCAATTGAAAAGTCATCTTGTTGATAGATACACAAAACTACACAACAATTTAGACTTAGTAGGAACAGGTTACTCAACCGTCCATCAGGTGATGGCTGCGAGACTTGCACTATTTAAAGACTATGAGTCAATGGATAGTGATAGTATTATATCAAGTGCATTAGATATATACTCTGATGAATCAACAATGAAATCAGAATATGGTAATGTCTTGGATATCAAATCAGAAAATGAAAACATTAAAGAAATTTTACATAATTTATTTTATGACATTATGAACATTGAGTTCAATTTATGGCCTTGGGTTCGTAATATGTGTAAGTATGGTGATTTCTTTTTACACTTAGATGTTAATGAGAAATTTGGTATTACTAATGTTATACCATTATCACCTTATGAAGTCATAAGAGCAGAGGGTGAAGACCCAGAAAATCCTTACTATACTAAGTTCTACTTAGAAAGTATCGAGGGTTCACATCCATATTTCGGTGCACAACAAAAATCAAAAAATAAAATCGAGTTTGAAAACTTCCAAATCGCACACTTTAGATTGGCAAGTGATAGTAACTTCCTACCTTATGGTAAAAGTATGATGGAATCAGCTCGTAAGGTTTGGAAACAATTAACTCTTATGGAAGATGCAATGTTGATTCATAGAGTTATGAGAGCACCATCAAAAAGAATTTTTAAAATTGACATTGGAAACATACCACCAAATGAGGTTGACAATTATATGCAAAGAATTATCAACAAGATGAAGAAAACACCATTCATCGATGAGGCAACTGGTGAGTATAATCTTAAATACAATGTTCAAAACTTAACAGAAGATTTCTTCTTACCTGTTCGTGGTGGAGATAGTGGAACTGAAATCAATGAGTTGGGTGGATTAGATTATGATTCAACTGATGATATTGAATACTTGAAAAACAAAATGTTGGCTTCTTTGAGAGTTCCAAAGGCATTCTTAGGATTTGATGAAAATGTCGGTGGTAAAGCTACATTGGCAGCAGAGGATGTTCGATTCGCGAGAACTATTGAGAGAATACAAAGAATTGTAGTATCAGAGTTAACAAAGATTGCAGTTGTTCACTTATACTCACAAGGGTATACAGATGCAGAGTTAGTTAATTTTGAATTGAATTTAACAAATCCATCAACAATGTATGACCAAGAAAAGGTTGAATTGTGGGGACAGAAAGTTGGATTGGCTCGTGATATGATTAGTGATAAGTTATTACCAAGTGAATGGGTATATGATAATGTATTTAATTTTTCAAAAGATGAAAAAGATATAATACGAAATCAAATCATTGAAGACCAAAAAACTAAATTTAGACATGAACAAATTGAACAAGAGGGTAATGACCCTGCTCAAAGTGGTGAATCAGTTGGAACACCAAGTGATATGCAATCACAAGGTGGATTTGATGAAGATAGTTCATCTGGTTCTGTATTTAGAGATGAGGGTGGTTCCGAAGAGGGTGGTCATGATGGTGCAGGTAGACCTAAAGAAATGAATCACTATGGGAAAGATAGTGGAGCGAGAGGTCGTGACCCATTAGGTAAAGTTGGTAAAAAGACTTCACCTTTAGCATTAGCACATTATGATGCACTTGTTAAGTCATTGGGAAGTCAAAAAACTAAAGAAATACTATCTGAAACTCAAAGTTCTGAAGAGGTCGAGAAAGAATATGAAGATTATAAAAAAAATAAGTAAAAAGGGTAGATAAAATACACATTTCTTGAAAGTTTTATATTTATTAATACTTAGGGAATATTTAACATTGGAGTCATTATGTCTCAGAACATTAAACACACAAAAATTAAAAATACAGGTATCTTGTATGAACTTTTAACACGACAAATTACGGTCGATGTGTTAAATGATATAAAGAAATCACCTGCAATTGAAATTTTTAAAGAATTTTTCAATAAACAGACAGAATTAGGTAAAGAATATGAACTTTACAAGATTTTGAATGAGAAAAAATACTCAAACGAGTCACATGCGGTAAAATTACTTGAGGCTGTTATTAAAAACAGAAAAAATTTATCAAATCGTAGACTAAATAACGAAAAATACAATTTAATTAAAACAATTAAAGAAAACTATAATGTAAAAGATTTCTTTAATACAAGAATTCCAAATTTTAAGATTTTGGCATCTATATACAAGGTTTTCGCAACAGAAACATCTAAAGAAAACTTTGGGCCAATCGAAAATACTGATTCTCACATAACTCTTGTTGAAAATATCATAAATAAAACAAAGAGTGAAAGTCAAGACTCTACTATAATTGAAAATTATAAAGACCAAGACAAAGATTTAAGACTTTTAACATATCAAGTATTAGTTGATAAATTTAATACTAAATATAAGTCTTTAAATGAGAGTCAGAAAAATCTATTAAAAGAATACATCAATAATGTTTCCAATACTAATTCCCTAAAATCATTTATTGATAGTGAGGTTACTAAAATTAAGAAGATTCTAAAGTCACATTTACCAAAAGTTGATGATGAAATTACAAAGATAAAATTATCAGAGGCTATATCACACGCAGACTCTACTACTAAGGGTAATAGTGTAAAGGATAAATCAGTAGTGACTTTGATGAGATATTATGAATTAATCAAGGAACTTGAAGATGTCACTAACCGAAAAACAACTTAAAGAACTACTCAAAAAAATAATTCGTAAAGAACTTCAAGAAAGAGAGATTGAAGAAGCTTCAACTTCTGCTGCAACTCCTGGATATATGACACCAAGAGCTTTTAGTGGTAAAGGTTCAATAGATGGTGTTCCATTGGATAGAAGAGATTCAATCGCAAGTGGTAGTGGATATTCTAAAGTAAATGAAGACAAAGACATAGGTCATCAAGATGATGAACCAAATATGTTAAGGTCAACTACTTTAGAGTTAATGGAATATAGTAAAAAACTTCATGATGCATTGAAAAAATATGATGATTCATCTGAAGAAGTAGACTTTCCTAATTGGTGGCAATCAAAACTAATCATATCAAAAGAATATTTACAAAAAGCATATCATTATTTAGATTCAGAAGAAAAGTTAAGTAATGAAGTTCAAACTGAACAGATTAATGAAGTGATGTTTGCAGTTAAAGTTGAGAAAGATGGTCAAACTATACAGACTATTGTTAATGCATCATCTAAATCACAGGCAAAAGCTAGAATCGCGAAAATACTTAAAGGTGGGTTGAAGGCAATTAAGGATGTTCAAAGAGTTCAACCAACTCTTGGTAAACAAATTGATAAAAAGATTGAGGGATTTAAAAGTGATGCACAGAGAAGAGCTGCATTCGCAAGTGGATATGAAGAAAAAGGTAAAAAGAAAAAGAAAGAGGGTGTAAATGAGGGTCGTTATCACCAATGGAGAAACGATGAAACCCTAACACCAAAACAAAAGATTGGTCGTTCAATGAGAGAAGTTAAAAACGCATTGAACTCATTATCCAAACAAATAGATTTTAATGTTCGTTTAAAGAATGAACTAAATGTAGATTCAAGTTCTTATTGGAAAACAACTCATAAGGCATTGAACTCAATATCAGAAAGATTAGTCAAGTTGGCTAATAAAGTTGGAAAATTACAATGATTAAACTATCAAATATATTATTAGAAAAAGAAGACGATGGATATGTATCAATCGGTTTTGGTCGTTTCAAGAAGAAAGGTCAAGAAGATAAAGATGATGCAGATGTATATGTTAAAACTGATAAAGGTCAGTTTGTAAAAACTAAAGACCAATCATCAGATGATAAAGGTGATGATAGTGAGAAGAAAGAAAAACCAAAGGTAAATATTTTTGATAAACCTAAAGGTGACGATGATGGTATGGAACCAGATGATTTAAGTGATTTTGACCCAGCACATGATGACGATGATACCAATGCTGATGGATATCCTGCTGATGTATATAGTGACCAAGAAATAGTGGATATAGTGGATAAAGATGTAGATGAAATAAAAGCTATGTTGTATGGTAAAAATCCACTTGCAAAGTTTATGAGTAAAAAGGATGAAAAATACATACAACAACACCTTGATGCATTAAAAGACACGAGTAGTCTACCAACTGGTAAAGAAGATTTTCATAGGGATGAATTGTTTTTACCGATTTCAAGAGCTCAAATGAATCAGAAACAAGGTAAAGTTCAACAAGGTAAGAGGTTTAGTGGTGATAGAAAATTTCTACCTAAATCAAAAAATGAAAACTATAATCCAACTGATAAATTCTTAACAGAAAGTATAGATTTATTAAAAAGAGATTTTGGTCAACCATTACCAACATTACAATCAGTAATGGAAAAACATCAAAAGAATGTTAAAGAAGGCCCCGATGATGTAAGAATCACTAAGAAACAATTACAAATGTTGATTAAACAAGAGGGTGAGTTCAGAAAAAGAATGATGAACATTGAACAAGGTTTCCTAAGAGACCCAAGACCAGAAAACAAAAAATTAGCAAAAGATATTAAAAAGTCCTACAAAGATAATGTAACTAAATTTATGAGAGAAGTTGTAGGAATGTTGAAGAGGATGAAATAATGAGAAATTTAATTGTAGATTATATACCATTTGAATTATCACCACAACAAATCCAAGAGTCTTTAAAAGAGAACAATGGTAAGTTAGTGGTTAAAGGTGTATTACAACGAGCAGATGCAAAAAACCAAAATGGAAGAATATATCCAAGAGAAGTATTGGTTCGTGAATCTAAAAAATATAATGAAAATTTTATTAAACAAAGTAGAGCACTTGGTGAACTTGACCATCCTGATAGTTCAGTTGTAAACTTACAAAATGTATCACATAATATTACAGAGATGCATTTTGAGGGTGATAATCTTTTAGGAACCGTAGAAATACTAACTACACCAAGTGGTAATATCTTGAGAGAATTATTTAAGAATGGTATCAAATTAGGTATCAGTTC